AAGAAATAGGATTACTTTTAATACTAAAACAAGCGTTTCTGATGACGCAGGAGGGTTTGTGAATACTTTAGTACCATATTACACTTGCTGGGCTGAATTGGTCACTAATACCAATTCTAGGACTAATATAGCAGGTAAGGATAGTATCAATGATGGAGCTACATTTAGAATCAGATATACAACAGGCAAGGTGTTTAATAATGCTCTTGTAATAACTTGGAAGTCAAGGACTTATATGATTAACTCTATTATCAACGAAGCTGACTTGAATCAATATTATTTAATAGGTTGTGCAACACTTAAGTAATGAATGCATTTAGCGTAAAGGTAAAAGGGCTTGATTTTTTAGAAAAAAGAATTAAAAATGCTCATAATAAAATAGCAGAGCAATACACAAAAATTATTGATGAATCTGTTATAGAAATAGCTAGATTAGCTGAAACTAAAGTGCCAAGAGGTAAAACAGGGATGTTAGCTGGATCTATTGGGTATAGTTTGTATAATGTTGCATCAGGAGCATCAGTATATGCTTCAATTCATTATGCTCCTTATGTTGAATTTGGCACAGGAGAAAACTATTTTATTCCATCATATCCAAATATAAATAGAAGCAAATTAGAGGATTACGCTTTTACATTTAAAAGAAAAAAGCAGGTTATAGGAAGGCCTCATAAGCCGTTTATGTTTAATTCTTATAGTGAGGTTTATACAAAAATGCTTAGTAAATTAAGGAAAATAAAAATATAAATATATTTCATTAAATTTGTACCAAAATGAAGGACTGCGGATATACACTAAGGAAAGCTTATTTCGATAAGTTTATCTCGGCTTCCTACTCATTAGCTGCTTATGATACCATAGCACCTGATACAGTAGAACCTCCTTATTTGATTATCAGTAGTCAGACACAAGCGGACAATAGTAATAAACAAAGCTTTGCTTTTAATGTTACTATCCAATTTGACATAGTTTATAGGACTTTTAAAGCAGGAGAAGTAGGGCAGAAAACTGTTGATACTTATGCAAATGAATTATTAGATATAGTAGGTGTTAGACCACCAAATTATCCTAATACCGCACCTGACTTTAAAATAGTCACTTGTAAGATTGGTAGTAATATTGCTACCTTTGACTATGTGGATGAGGCATATGTGTTTAGAAGGGTTATAACAATGGAACATTTCGTGAATCAATTAACATAATATAAAATAAAATAAAATGGCAACAACAGGTGTATTTAACGGAACTTCATTAGTAGTTCTAATTGGAACTGAAGTAATAGGATACGCAACATCTTGTTCTTTAAGTTTAGCTATCGATGCTCCAGACGCTTCTACTAAACAAAGTTTAGGATGGGCTGATGAAATCGGTGGACAAAGGTCTTGGTCTTTAACAACTGATGGCTTAGCTACAGTAGTTCCAGGAACAGTTGCTACTTATGTAACTACTGCTGAATTAAACGCTTTAGCAATCGCTAGAACTGCGGTTACAGTTAAGTTTACAACAGTAGATAACTCAACAGTTGGTGGTATTACTCCAGTTTCAGGAGATGTGATTTATTCAGGTTCAGCATTTATCGAGAGTGTAGATATGACTGCTGATATGGAGAATCCAGTTACATATTCAGTTTCTTTCAAAGGAACAGGAGTATTGACTATCGCAACCAACGCATAGTAAAAGCAAACCAAAACCAAAAATATGAGAGGACAATTTGAATTAACTCTTTCCGATGGAAAGAAGGTATCATTACGTTTCTGCACATGGAGTCTTAAAAGATTCTGTCAGTTACAAAAAATAGGACCTTCTGATATAGGGGAGGCTTTAAGTGGAGAAACATCTCTTGATGCTATTGTTAATCTTTTAAGAGCTGCTGCTGAATATCCATTATATAAAGAAGGAATCACTCCAACTTTTACTGAAATGGAAGTGTGTGATTGGATAGATGACATGGGTGGTATGAGTGGAAAACAATTCCAAGATGTTATGGCAGCTTTAGGGGATAGTTTAAATAGCGGATTAGATGACAAGCCAACAAAGCCAACTAAAAAAGATGGAGTAAAAAAAAATTAGAGTGGATTGATATAGAAAGATATACAATGGGGGAGTGTCAAATACTTCCCCATTTGTTTTGGGAGATGACCATGGCTGAATTAGATTTTGTGTGGTATGGGTATAGACACAAAGAAGAGCAAGATTGGGTAAAAATAAGATGGCAAACAACTTTACTTATTAATATACAACTTCCTAAAGGGAAGAAAGTTAAACCCAAAGACCTACTTGAACTAGATTGCGATAATCGTAACTTTGTGAAACAAAGAGTGATGACAAAAGAAGAGTTAGATAATCTTCTTGAAAAGTATAAAATTATAAATCCATAGATATGGCAGATAATCAAATGGTTAAAATAGAGTTTGATTTTGATTTAGGCAATGTTCCTGCATCAGCTAAGAAGTTTTCTCAATATTTAAAAACTATTGGTGTTGAATTAGACTTTACTAAAAAAAGTGTAAAAGCTTTAGGTGATGGAATAGACCAGACTGCTAAAAAAATGAATGATGGAGCTAATTCTGTTAAAAAATCAAATCAGCAATGGACTAATTTTGCTTTAATTATACAAGATTTACCTTATGGATTTAGGGGTATTCAAAATAACCTTCCTGCGGTTTTAGGTGGCATAGCAGGTGTAGCTGGTCCCATATATTTATTAGGATCTGCGGTAGTGGCTTTTTTTGCTGCCGTAGATAATGGAATGATTAAATTTGGCAATAGTACAAAAACTGCTGAAGGATATTCTAAAGCATTTGCATCTACATTAGCAGAAGAGTCAACTAAATTAGAGTCGTTATATAGGGTTTCTACTGATTCTAATAAAAGTATGTCAGATAGACTTGAGGCAGCTAAAGAATTAAAAAATGAATATCCAGGCTTATTGGGTAAATATTCTGAAGAGCAAATAGCACTCGGAAATGCAAAGGAAGGGTATATAGAATTAACTAAGACTATATCCATGTATGCAAAAGCAAAGGCTGCCGAAAAAATGATAATAGATATTACTGCTAAATCATTAGAAAATGAATATAAGATAAATAAAATTATAGCTGACGCTGGTCCTGAACCTAGAAGATATCAAGGAAATAGAACTACAAGTGCTTATTTATTGTATCAAGCTAAAATATTTAATCAAACTAAAGATTTAAGAGCAGAACAAGCCCAATTATCAGATGAAAATAAATATTATACTAAAATTTTAGATGACAATGTTAATGCAATGTCAAGGCTTAATGCTGCTCAAGATGATGGAAAAAAGAATACTAAAAAATTAGAAGATGGAACAATAAATCTTTTAAAAGCAAAGCAACAATATTATAAAGATGATGTTATAATGTATGCTGCTTATGAACAAGAGATATTAAGAAGAGAGGAGGATTTGGCTGCAAAACAAGCTCAAATAGACGGAAAAAGTGCTTATGATATAGAAAATATACATAAAACTTACGAGCAATTAAGATTAAATTCTGCTGAAGTAGCTGGAAATAAAATATTAGATGTACAAAGAAAATTAGGAGAAGAAGAGGGAAAGGAGAATGAAAAGATTGCAGAAATGCAACAACAAGGCAGAGAGTTAATTGCCAAGTCTATTTTAAAAATTAATAAAGATTTTGCTGAACAAGAAAAGAAGGATTACAAAGATAGAATTGACCAATTTTCTCAATATTATAATAATTTAATTGATTTTGCTACAGGAAATAGGCTTGAACAAAAAGCTATCTATGAACAACAATTATTTGATTTAGATAACTTATTGTATAATAATTTAATAACTTGGGATGATTATTATAAACTATTGGGTGATTTAACTAAAGCGTGGGCTAATAATAATAAAGCAATCGTTAATGAAGCTTTTGCTAATTTATTGGAAATTGGAAATGGTATAATGTCTGCTTTAGGAGGATCATTAGATATGTTAATTAGTAAAGGTGCATCATTAGGAGAAGTATTAACTTCTGCGTTTCAAGATTTATTAAAACAATTATTAAAAGTAACTATTGCAGCAGGTATTGCAGTTGCTTTAATAGCTATTCTTTTTCCAGGTAAATTAGCTCAAGCAGGTGGAGCAATGAAACTGTTTAGTGGATTGTTTAGTCAAGGAATGGGATTAGGTAAAAACTTATTTGCTCAACCTACTGCAAATGGAGGTGTGTTTAGTGGACCTTCTTATAGATTAGTAGGAGAATATCCTGGTGCTAAAAATAACCCTGAGGTAGTAGCTCCTTTAGATAAATTGAAGTCTATGATTGGTGGAGGAGGAAGTGGAGAGTTTGTTTTAAGAGGAAATGATTTAGTTTTAGCTTTGCAACGTTCTAATTCATCTTTAACACTTAGAAGATAATAATGGCATACGGACAAAAATATCAAATTACATACGCAACTAGGGCTGACAAAGATGTAGTGGTTAAGATATGGCAAGATAGCTACACAGGAAGCCTTATTTCGCTTCAAGGGGTAGATGTGAACCTTCAGTACATCCCACAATCAGACGATCCATTTGAGCCTATATTTGCCTCACAAATGGGTATTTCAGTAGACTTTACTGATAATACTTCTGATATGATAGATTTTACCAATATTAATGATAGGTATCTATATGTAGAGATGTTCGTTAATGGGGTTATAGAATGGGTTGGTTTTATTATAAACGATGATGTTTCTATATCATACTCTACAGGAAGGAAGATAGTATCTTTTAATGCTACCGATGGATTAGGTATGTTAAAAGATATTAGATTTCCTATTGATGTTTTTTCAAGTTGGTTAGGTTGCAATGAAACGCAAAATACTCTTTTTTTAATGTCAGCTTGTTTTAATGCTATAGGATTTAAGGACAATAGGAATATAATTACAATGTGTTCTTATTTCGCAGCAGGAATGGATACAAGAGCAGCATATTCTTATGCTGATCCATTTAGACAAACTTATCTTCCATATAGAACCTTTATAGATTCAGCAGGTGAATTTAGTTTTTGTTTAGATATTTTAAGCGATATAGCAAGGTCTTTTGGATGTAGAATATTCCAGGCTAAAGGCAAGTGGTGGGTAGTAGCAATTAATGAATTTGCTTCAACAAATGCTTATTACACAGAGTATAATACTTCATTAGTTTATGTAAATAATGGAGATGGTAATCAGATGAATACATCTAGCACTATTCAACCATATGTTGGTAATACATCTAGTTTATATTTTATCAATAATAGCCAATTAAAACTATTAAAGAAAGGTTATAATAAAGTTATATCAGAAAATTCAGCTAATATAGCATCTAACTATATGGCTAATGCTAATTTAAAGCAATTAACTAGCGGTGTTGCTGATTTTTGGACTTTGGAAGTAGGACCAGATTCCACTATTACAGTTATTCAAGATGCCGAAAGCGAATACAATACATTTGAACTTGTAAATGGAGTCACTCCTGCTACTACTTATGCTAGAATCCAAAGTGATTATATGCCACAAGTAAGGCAAGGAGATTGTGCTCAGTTTTCAATGACAATACAAACTATGGTAACTACTGCGGTAATTGGTACTATAGATATTAGGATTGTAAGCGGAGCTACTACATGGTATTTAAAAAGTGATTCTACTTGGCAAAATACCCCAACTGCTTATAGTGCTTATTCTACTTTAAAAGGAGATGTAGCAGAACCATTTTCTTTAACGATATCTACTGCACCATTTCCAGCAGGAGGTCAATTAAGCTTCAAATACAGACTTGAAGAAGGAACTGTAACAAGTTTATTCATTGGCAATTTTAAACTTCAATTAAAGTCTAATATTGACAAATATCGATATCAAGGATATATCATAGATACTGACCAATATGTCAAATCAATAAATATCCCTTATGGATTCTTTGGGGGTGATGTAGGAGTAGGAGAATATCCATCACAAGTAGGTGTATTATTGTTATCAGATGGTACACAAGCGGATATATGGAGAAGATATGGGAAAGACACAGTTAACTATTTTGGTACTCTACAAGAGTTGCTAATTCAACAATACATAAACGTATTTGGTAAAAACATCATTAACGTAGATTGTAATTTGAGTAGCTTTTATACTAGCAATACTAACTATCCTTTATTGGATGGCTCTAAAATATTCTTTGCTACAGATGATGATCCTGCAAGTATTAATATAAGCGGTAATTCATATATGCTAGGAAACTGCACTATAACTTATCCAACTGACCAAACTCAAGCCACTTTGCTTTATATATCAAATACCGATATAACTTGCACAAAAGAAACAAAATACTTTTATCAAACGACTAATTTTTAGATATGGCATCAGTAATTAATGGAACGAACATAGTCTTATACGAATACGATAGCAATGCTATCTATTACTTCAATGGAGGTACTGCACAAGGCACTTTTGATGGTGTTGCTTGTAAGCAAATGAGTAGAACTCAAGTAAGTGGAACGGCTACAGATTTTACTAAAACAGGAGCAGGAACTATTGTATCTTTTATTACTGATGCTAATGATCCAGGAGTAACAACCATTCCTACAGGAACATGGAGCTTTACGGCTTATGCTTCCATATTAACCTCTTTTACAGGAGCTAAGTTTAAATACGAGCTTTATAAATATAACGGAACTACTTTGACTTTATTGTTTACTTCTAACGAAACAACTTTAACCTCTACGGCTACTACTTTATACACGACTACGATGTCAGTAACAAACACTACCATATCTGCAACAGATAGATTGGCTATTAAAGTGATTTATACAGGCACTACAACCAATCAGATTACTTTTAATACTCAAGGTTCAAACGTATCTAAAGTAACCTCTTCTATAGCCCTAGGAACTCCAATGGGAGCATCTACAAGTTGTTCTTTTGAGGCATCTACCGAACAAGTAGAAGTTACCTCACAATCTTCAGCTTGGTTTAAAGAGTTTAAAAATGATGTACAAACTTGGACTGTGAGTTGTGATGGATTTATAGCCTTAACTGGATATTCTTATTTGGCTTTAATGCAAAAACAATTAAATAGAGAAAGTGTAGCTTTTAGATTTTCTATTAATAACGATAATGCAGATGGATCAGGAACTTATGGCTATAGCGTAATAAGTGGTAATACTAATATTACTTCATTAAGTTTAAGTGCTCCTGTAGAAGGTGCATCTACTTATTCTTTGTCTTTACAAGGAACTGGAGCTTATACTATAAGCGGAACTCAAGTCATTGATGGTGGTACTTCAGTATCTACTTCAGGGGTTAGTTCAGCTCCATTTATCGCTTCAGGAGGTGAATATACCATCACATTCGTGGGTGGTATTGGTAAGGCTTTAATATCCCTTACAAGAGGTGGTATTGAGGTAAGAACCATTAATACATCAGGTGCTCCAACAGGTGAAGATGTGACCTTTAACTCTTTAACAGGAGTGCTTACCTTTGCAAGAGCATTAGAAGCAGATGAGTTCGTAAGAGCTACTTTTTCTTAATATTTTAACTTTATATAGATGGCAAATCAATTACAGATTACTGGGGACACCAAGGTCAAGAGTTTAAGTGGGGTTTTAACAGGCACAAGTGGTTTAGTAGGTTCAGTTCCACTCGGTGCAGCCAATGGTGTGGCAACCCTTGATAGTGGTGGTAAAGTACCTGTATCTCAATTACCTTCATCGGTAGTAACTTATTTGGGTACTTGGAACGCTGCTACGAATACTCCAACCTTAACGAATGGTGTAGGGGATGCAGGGGATATGTATATATGTAATGTTGCAGGAACTGTGAACTTCGGTGCTGGTCCTGTTACTTTTGCAGTAGGGGATTGGGTGTTATACGGAAGTGGAACTTGGCAAAAATCAAACGGACAAAATGGAACAGTTACTTCAGTAGGTGCTTCTATTACAGGAAATGCTATTGGGTTAACAGGTTCTCCGATAACTACGGCAGGAACTTTAGCTTTTGCCTTTGCAGGTACTTCAGGTCAATATGTGAATGGTGCAGGAAATTTGACCACATTTCCGACTTTAATTACGAGCATAGGTTTATCTATGCCAAGTGCATTTAGTGTCGCTAATTCGCCTCTAACGGCTAATGGGAGCATAAATGTAACAGGTGCAGGAACTGTATCTCAATACATAGATGGAACAGGTGCTTTACAAACTTTTCCTGCTTTAACAGGGTATGTACCTTATACAGGTGCAACTACCGATGTGGATTTAGGAACGCACGTTTTAAACGCACAAGCATTACACGTTAAGGGAACGGCAGGAGCAGGTCATTTAGGGTTAAAACATCAAACGGCAAGCCCAACAGGTAGTGCGAATGAAAGTTTAATCTTTGCGGATGTTAATGGTAATTTAGGATGGTTAAACGGAAACTTATATTTAACGACTTTAGTTTCTAATGCAAACACCGCTAATAGAAGTTATACTTTTCCTAATGCAAGTGGAACTTTGGCTTTAACAAGCGATATATCTTATCCTGTTACTTCGGTATTCGGTAGAACAGGAGCAGTAGTTGCAACTAGCGGTGATTATACAACTGCACAAGTTACCGAAAGTGGTAACCTTTACTTTACTGATTCAAGGGCAAGATTAGCTTTATCATTTGTTGCAGGTAGTGGTGCTTATAATTCTACAACAGGAGTTATAACGATACCTACAAATAACAATCAAATTACTAATGGTGCAGGATATACCACTAATGTAGGTACAGTTACAAGCGTGGCTGCAACAGGTGGCACAGGAATATCAATAACAGGTAGCCCAATTACTACAAGTGGCACAATAACAATTACTAATACTGCACCTGACCAAACAGTTGCTATAACTGCAAGTACAGGAATTAGTGTAACAGGAACTTATCCAAACTTTACTATAACAAATACAAGTCCTTCAAGTGGGGGAACAGTTACATCGGTAGCTGCTTTAACAATAGGAACAAGCGGAACGGATTTAAGTTCAAGTGTTGCAAATAGTACAACAACTCCTGTAATTACTTTAAATGTACCTACTGCGAGTGCAACAAATAGAGGTGCATTATCAAGTGCGGATTGGACAACATTTAACAATAAGCAGGGAGCAATAACATTAACTACAACAGGAACAAGTGGTGCTGCGACATTTAGTGCAAACACTTTAAATATTCCTAACTATGCTCCCGATTTAAGTGGTTATGTAACATTAGCTACAACTCAAACGATTAGTGGTGCAAAGACTTTTACTAATAATGTTACGATAAGACCAACAAGTGGTTATAATGCTTATTTTCAAACAAGCGGTACTGCATTAAGAATAAATTATTTAAACGATGCTTTATCTGCAAATGTAAGTGCAGCATATAGGGCAACTGATTTTGTTTGGCAAAAGGGGGATGGAACTGATGTATTAAAATTAGATTCAACAGGCAATTTAGGTTTAGGTGTTACACCGAGTGCGTGGGGTTCTGGATATAGTGCAATACAAAATAAAGTTACAAGTTGGTTTGCCACATCTTCAAGAGATGCAAATTTTGGTACAAATGTTTTTGTAAACACTTCAGGTAATTATGCTTATATAGAAACTGCGATTGCATCATTATATACACAATATCAAGGACAACATTCTTGGCAAACCGCTCCTTCAGGTACGGCAGGTGCAGCTATTACTTTCACCCAAGCTATGACCTTAACGGCAGCAGGTAGATTACTTTTAGGAACTACTACTGAATCAACATACTTGCTAGATGTAAACGGAACGGGTAGGTTTAGTGGGAATGTTGTTTTAAGTGGTAGTGATTCAAGGTTTAATGGTGGTGATTCGGTTGGTAGATTAATTTTATCAAATTCAAATACAACTACTTACATAGGATTGTATGGTGCAACACATCCAACAATACCTTATGTAATGTCATTTGTAGTAAATAGTGCTGCTGCTTTAACCATAGCCTCAACAGGTGCAGCTACATTTAGTTCAAGTGTAACAACAGGGGGTGATATAAATGCAAATACATCAACCGCAGCATTAAAAGTATATGGATATCAAGTAGCCAAATATTCTTACTTTGGATATTCATCAGGTTATCCTGGAGTAATAATTGGTAGTTCGGGTTCTCAATCTTTATTTTTTAACGTTGATGTAAGTGCTAATCCAAGTGGAGCATTTAGCGGTAATGGTAGTGAATATGTATGGAGAAATTCAGGTACATTCTTAACACCTAATGCTTCAAATAATGGTTATAATAAATTATTTGATTGGGGTACAAGTGGTCAAATGACAATATATAATGCAGCTACATTTAGTTCAAGTGTAACGGCAACAAGTGGAGTAATAGAAAGTGGTGGTTTAAATATAAAAGGAACAGGTGCAACTGCTAAACCTGATATGTTAAGATTATCTAATGCTTCAGCAGGTGCTTATTATTGGGATATTTGGAGAGATAATACAACAGGATATTTAAACTTTGGTGGTGCAACAGGTGGAAGTGTTTCTACATTTTTAACAATAAAAGATGTTTCAGGCAATGTAGGTATAGGTACTACAAGTCCTTCTGATTTATTAGATATTTATGCAAGTTCAGGAACTCCTGCTATTAGATTATCAGGAGCAGGAGCAGGAACAAATACATATAGAATTACAGGTCAATTAGTAGGTGTAAGTAATACAGGATTTGGAATATACGATAGTACAAATTCTACTTATAGATTAGTAATAACAGGAACAGGCAATGTATTAATAGGAACTACTACTGATGATGGAACTAAATTAAGAGTAAATGGAGCAATCAAAACTGCTGGGTTTGGCTCTACAACGGCAAGAACTTGGAAACTTGGAGAATTAGTAACGGCAACTGTAATAGGAGTAAATACAACAGGATATTTAACTGTTGAAGTAAACGGAACACAATATAATTTAGCATTAGCAAATTTGGCTTAACAATTTAAAAAAATAAAAATGAAACAAATCAACCCAGTTACAAGTTGGATAAATGGACAATCCGTTCAAGCAACTATTTTAAACGCCTATGCTATTAATGTAGCATTAGGAGTATCAGCAAATTTTTACTATGCTCTTTTAGATGAGAATTTAGGAATGGTAGCACAAGGTAATTTAACAATGACAGGCGAAGCATACACACAATGGACTGTGGATTCTTATGCTTGGGATTGGATTGCTGAGCAACTTAACCTTACAATCGTAGGCGATTATGTACCTCCTGTTGCTGAAGTAACCGAATAGTCCTAATTTTGGCAAAACCAATATTATGAAAACAGCAATGCAAGAGTTAATGCAAATAATTGATATTAAATCAATGGTGCATAATGACAAAGAAGTATTAATGATATTATCCAATTTAAAAGCCCACGCTATTGGCTTACTTGAAAAAGAAAAAGAGCAGATAATGACTGCTTATGGTCAAGGTTTATTTGGAGAAGAAACAACTCATTCAATATCAGCATACGCAAAACAATACTACAACCAAACCTATAACAATTAACCTATATTTGTAAAAAATAAACCACAATATGAAGTACAATCAACTCAACACCCTAGTCGCATCAATTAATGCGGTTATTGGTAATCAGGAAACAAAAGTTCAAAAGAAACTATTTAAGATTTATGAAAAAGTCAAATCCCACCACGAAAGCTATCAAGCCCAAGTTGAAGAACTCCGCCTTGATAACGCATCAACCGATGACAAAGACATTCTTTTATTGGATGAAAAAAATGGCTACAAGTTTACTAAAGAAGCTATCAAGAAGCTAACTGCTCAGGTAACTGAATTAGGAAACAAAGAGTTTGATTTTGCTCCTATTCCTGTAATTAACACACAAGGATTAGAAAACTTTACATTCTTAGAAGATTGGGTTAATGGAATCACATTTGTTAAAGAAGAAGAAGAAGAATTGTAATGTCGTTCGTTAAGAACAATATCTTATTCATAGCCATAATGCTTTTAGTGTTGTGGCTATATTTTTTGCTTAAACCTAAGCAAGTAGACACTCCTTTTGATCCATCTAAATACAAAAAAGTAGTTACTATTCACGATACTATGTACAAAAATATGTACATAAATATGTACAAAAAAGGAGATTCTATCCCTTATAAAGTTTTAGATACCATTTATACGCATATATCCGATACGATACGCATTGTATCCGATTATAACCAAGTAAAGGCTTATTCTGACACTATTAAGAAAGATTCTAATATCTTTGTCATAGATGATACTATCAGTCAAAATAGGATCATTTCAAGGGGGTTTAAAGCCAAAATAACCGAAAAAACCATCTTAACTAAAGAGTTCTACGCTGAAAAACCTAGGTATACCCTTTTTTGGGGTATTAGAGGCGATTTTAGACCATCTAATGGCTTGGAAGTACTAAGTCCTTCCTTGATGCTAAATGCCAAAAATAAGGCTCTAATAGGCTTTAGTGTAGATATTAGTAAAAATTATAATGTTGGCTACTCAGGTAGCATATATTTAAAGTTAGGAAAATGATGCAGTTTATTAAGAAAATGATTTCAAATGACAAGGAGGTATCCTCTAAAAGAGTAGCAGGATTATTCGCCTTATTGAATGGTGTAGTGTTAGCTTATTTGTCTATTAAGTACGATATTAAAGAGTGGTCATTTAATGGCTTACTTACTTTCTCAGGGGTTGCCTTGGGTTTAACAACAATTAATCAAATCTTTGAAAAAAAACCTGATGCATAATATTACAGATTCTACTGAAATATCTTCAGTTGGTGTAGCTTCCACAGCTATCTCTTGGTTATCGTTTATGGAAGTGGTTAAGGTAAGTCCTTATACTCAATTAATCGTGAATATTCTTTCCATAATTTGGTTGTCATTACAAATCTATAATTTCGTAAAGACAAAATTGATTAGCAAGTCAACTAAAAATAGAAAGAATGCAAATCACAACTCACTTTAGCCTAGCAGAGTTTACTCGTTCTGAATCTGCTAAAAGACATGGAGTATCTAATGATCCGACTCCTGAGCATCTAATGAATATTACAGTTTTATGTAACCAGGTATTAGAGCCTGTAAGAGTTAAGTTCGGTCCACTAAACATTTCTAGTGGATATAGAAGCAAAGTATTAAACCATTATATAGGAGGAGCATTAAGCTCACAACATTGTGAAGGCAAAGCTGCTGACATTGACCAGGATGATATGCCTAACTCTAGCAACGTAGAAATATTCCATTTTATCAAAAATAACCTTGAGTTCGACCAATTAATTTGGGAGATGGGAGATACAAGTAAACCTGATTGGGTTCATGTATCTTATAATGATGGTAAGAATAGAAAACAAGTATTGAGAGCTTTAAAGGTAAATGGAAAAACAGTTTACTCTGCATTCAAATAACTAACCAACCCAACCAATATGAGCAAAACCAAAAATGTGGGGATCATAGGCGATACCCACTTCCCATTCTGTCATCCTAAATACCTCGATTTTTGTTATGAGGTTTTTAACAAGTTCCAATGTTCTGAAATAGTCCACATTGGAGATGAGGTAGACAATCACGCTATTTCTTATCACGAAACCAATCCCAATGGAGAATCTGCCTCCAAAGAAGCCCAATTAGCCCTACAACAATTAAATGTTTGGTACAAGCGTTTTCCTAATGTAAAAGTCTGCATAGGTAACCATAGTGCCCTACACAAAAGAAAAGCCATTACAAGCGGTTTGCCGAGCCGTTTTATTAAATCCTATGAAGATGCTTGGGAAGCTCCTAGAGGCTGGAAATGGGCTTTAGAATGGGAAATGGATGGGGTTTTATATACCCATGGTACAGGTTCATCAGGACAAGCAGGAGCTATTAATAGAGCAAGAGATTGTAGGCAATCTACTGTTATAGGTCATATTCACTCCTTTGGGGGAGTTTTGTACTCCTCAAGTGATAAGGATATGATATTCGGTATGAACGTAGGTTGTGGCATCGATATTAATGCTTATGCAATGGAATATTCACGACCTTTCCCCAAAAGACCAACACTTGGCTGCGGAGTGGTTTTAGATAGCGGAAGAATTGCTATATTCGTACCCATGCCACTAGGCAGCAAGATAATTAGGTTACCCAAAAAATAGATCATAGTTAGTAAACACAAGAGTGTGTATTGTATTGATAATCAATATGGTATGCACTTTTTATTTCTATAACAATTAAAATGTAAATTTGTATGAGCAATCAACAACCTGACGAAGTAATCAAAAGTTTGAAGTTAGAACAAAGAATCCTAGAACAACGATTAAACGAGGTCATGATGAAGCTGAGATTAATCATTATAAAAGAAAGTGCTAAAGATGTTAATGCACATCGTACAATTAACAGAAGATGATAGCTATGAGTATGGCGATGGTGTTGAGCAAACCAATGCTCACATTAATATTAATTTAGTGGAGTCTGTTACAGATGATGATGAATACGAAGATAGATGCTTTGTATATATGCAATCCCAAGACTACTTCTACATAAACGAGAGTTCAGATTCATTTATAACTAGGTATCAGGCTATGCTTTACGGAAGTATCCTTACCAAGTTTTACGATAATACAAATAGGCAATCATAAGAAGCTCTCATAGTTGGTGGTTTTTGGTTTACCTACTCCTTAAAAAAGAGTAGGTTTTTTTTGGTAGTTATTTAGTAATTATTACCTTTGAGTCTTGAAGGACATACGCATAATAAAGGAAAATCAAGCCTAGGTTTCTACCTGGGCTTCTTTATTATAAAAAACCCCCACCTTATTTAAGGGTGAGGGATAACTATTAACACAAAACACAAACTATTTTTTTCTATACTCTTGAATAGCATAAGTCATCAACGCTATTAACGTAAGCACATATAATGCTCTTGATATCCAATGCCAGTTAAGTGGATTAAATTCACCTAATACAAAAGCATAAGGCAAATATACTACTACCAATAATACTAACAAATTAAGAGTGAAATCTTTTATAGTTTTCATTAGAATGGTAATTTTTCTTTTGGTTTACCATCAGCCTTCCAAGTATCAAGCTCGATATAAAATCCAGCTTCACCTGGAGTAGCTCCTTTTTTTTCTTTGATTAAGATATTGCACCAACCATTGTTAGTTCCTGCAAAATCATTCATCTTTTTTAAATCATCTGGTCCGAATGAAACTTTTTTAAATTCACCGAACGCTGTTTTCATAGTCTGTGATCTGCCTAAGAAAACCTTTTCTTTACCTGCTGCCATGTTGTTTATTTTTGATTATTAATTAATTCTATTTCCTTTTTTTATATTTTCTATTGCAAACATAGGTTGTAAGTTGCTATAATGACAATATTTTGCAGTTTCATAAATATCAAGCCAATTTATTTTAGATAATGGATAAATATGATCTATGTGCCAAACCTTACCATAATTTTCCCAAGACATTCCTATTTTAAACTGTATTTGAATATATTTTTTAAGATATTCAGAATCACAACCAAGCATATCCGTAGTTCTAAAATTTTTATTATTACCTGAATTTTTAACCGCCTTATTATGCCTATCTCTTAATGTTCTGATTAATTTATATGAAGAGTCGTTTTTTATCCTTCTTTTTTTATATAAATTATCATAAGCTATTTCTTTTGTTTTATTTTTTAAATACCTATTCCTTCTTCTATTTGATTCTTTTTCCTTATTTTTTAGTCTATATGTTTTATGTCTATTATTCGTGCATAGTTTACAAATATTAGAAATACCATCGTATTTACTTTTATTCTTAGGAAAAGAATCTATATTTTTATGATTTTTACAATCACTACAAATTTTTAATCCATTGTTGTCATAAGACATTTTGGGATATGGTTTACCTTTTGGATACATAATAATTATTTACCTTGTCCACGACTTGGTTTGGGCTTAGGAGAATGCTTGTTATAACTTTTTTTCGCTTTACCCATTTTGCGTTTTCCGAAGTTCACCTTCGATGAGTTCCCACTCGTATGTTTCGCCATCTTTAAATATGTTAATTATGATTCTTTCATCCCTTATCTGCTTACATAACATTGCTATTCCTCCTGCATAAGCTAACTCATTTAAGAACATCAACTGCTCAGATGATATTTTATCGCCTATTGCTTTTACTTCACAAGCAACGAATGTGCCATACTTCTTGCTATAACCAATAATATCAGGTACTCCTTTTCTTCCTATAAACGTTCTACCTCTAACGGCAAGGTTATTATTCCTCCATACATCATTGCCATTATCTCTTAAATACTCTAACATCATTTTGGTTAGTTCACTAGCTGTGTGGTATGCCATAAGTTCAAAATTACATAAATATATTTAATATATAATTAGTACCATCTGATTAATTCCTCGGTTGGCATCTTTACATATTTGATTCCATCCTTCTCTTTGGTTTCTCCAATGCGAAAATATCTTCTAGCTTTAGCCCTTAAAAACTCTGCTCTAATAAATACTATCCTATCTCTTAAATCTAAGTTAAACGCAAAGAACTCAGCTCTACTATCTGCTATACCACTAGGTAACCCATTGTTCTCATACTCTAGTAAAAAATACTTTTTCTTTAGTGCTTCAGTTTGGTGAATCACGATTATCTTGGTGTTCTTAGCGAATAGTTTAATAGCCTGGTAAGTTCCATCCTTAGCCTTAGCTTGCTCTATTTCAAACTTCCGTCTATTTCTATATCCTCTGCGTTGCCCCATTTTTTAATAGTTTTAGATTCTCTAATCTCGAAAGAATCTGTGTCATTTAAATCAGAAGCTATCAAGATTTTTAGAACCAGGTAGTCACAAAAGTCTAAGTCCATAGTTTCTTTGCCAATCTTAATCTTTACTCCATCACCATGCTCTTTGATATGACCATAAGCTGTACCTTTTAATCTATCAGCCCATTCAGGACTATTAGAATAAAATACAATCCTTTTGTCATCTTCATACATAATATCATAATCATGCTCTAATCCTTCACCCATGTTGTTTTCAACGTAAACTTGTTTCATGTTATTTGTTTATTAATTTATAAAATAATTTCTTTAATAATTCCCAAATAAATATTATTAATAGATATTTCATTTGAATTTTTTTATAAGTATTAAAACTATTGCTATTAAACCTAATGTTCCCAAAAGGAATAGGCCTATTAATGCACCTAAAATGAGCCTAGTAAACTCTATCATTATCAGTAGTAGTTCTTTCATTGTTATTGTTTTGGTTAAATGTTATTTCATAATAATTTTTAGGTGTAACATTTTTTGAATCAATTAAACCATTTAAATATGCTAAATCAATTTGTTCTTTTTCTAATTCCCTTGCCTTGTTTTGTATTCTTATTTTTCTACCCATATATTCTTTTTTTGACAATTTTTCATAATCCATCATTAAATCAAATTGTTCTTTTAATAGCCAATCTATTGCAGTTTTCATTCTATTTGTTTTGGTTAAGTATTTGTTCTTTCATCCATTTAGCACCATATTTAATTCCATTATCATATACCCTATACATATCAGTATCAGGTGAAGCAGTAAATTTTTTCTCTATCTCCTCATCACTTGGTAGTTCTATTGGTGTTAATGAATCTAAAACATCCATATAAGATTGATTTGTTGTATGAACCAATCTCATTGCAATATTTACTTGTTCTTCTGTATATAGTTTCATAGGTTATTTGTTTTGGTTAAGTATCAGATACATCTCCCTGAGTCTTAAGCCTGATGGGTGGTGTATCATTGTGTATATACTTCGCTGGTTTCAACTCCATGTATATACCTAGATTTTTTTTATATTATTTAACTTCTTCATAAGTCTGTTCAAAAATATCTGGTTTGCAAGGATAAAATTCACCCTTAACTCCCTTGATAATATAATCACCTGCACTTGCTAACATATTACCCTCTAATGTTTCAATTACCACTCCAGTCAACGGATGTGCTTTTATTTTATCTCCACAAAATCCAATTAAAGCATCTATGTTATCTTCTGTTAACTGAACTGCTTCTATTACTATTGGTTTTTTTCTATACTGTGGCATAGGTTATTTGTTTTTATTAATTACGTATTTATTTTCATCAAAATCAATATCAAATATCTTTATCCATCTATAAAGGGATCTATCCGTTATACCTATCTTATTAGCAGCCTCTTTAATTGTTTTAGAACAATCTAATGCTTTTATGGCAAGTATTTTATGATGGTCGTGTATGTTTAGGTTTTCTATCATATTTTCTTTATGCATAATCTTCAAATTTCATTGTTTCAGGTAAAAATCTTAATGCTATGTTTTTGGTACTTCCATGCCTGTTCTTCTCCACTTTACAAACCACTAAATCCTTTGGAGAATATTCCTTACCTCCAATCTCAATAGCTTCAGTCATTTCATAGTAAGCAGGTCGCATGAGCATAATAACCGCATCAGCATCTTGTTCAATCGATCCTGATTCTCTTAGGTCAGATAACTGAGGCATCTTATCTCCCCTTTCCTCTACTCTACGAGATAATTGAGATAGGGCGATAATAGGTACTTCCAACTCCTTAGCTAGGGCTTTTAGGCTTCTACTAATGTAGCTCACCTCTTGCTCTCTGTTTTGGTTTGATTTGCCTGTTCCACTCATTAGTTGGAGGTAATCAATAAAAATCACCTTGATTCCATACTTCTGTTTCATGATGGTGGCTTTAGCTCTAAGTTGGGTTACACTTATACCGCCCATATCTTCAATATGTATGGGGGAAGTTAATAACAAGTCATCTGTCTTTAAAAGTTGCTTTCTCTGAGCATCCGTCAAATTATTCATTCTAAGCCATTTTAAGGGCAGTTCCGAACTGATTGACTCTAACCTTTCAACTAACTGCTCGGAGCTCATTTCTAGGCTAAAAATAGCCGTAGGAACGTTATTTATACAAGCTAGTTGGTAGATACTAGAAAGCATGAAGGCTGTCTTACCCATTCCAGGTCTTGCAGCTACGATTACTAGGTCAGGTTTAACCCATCCGCATAGGGTGTTGTTTAGCTCATTAAACCCTGTGTTATAGCCCAATAAAGCCCCATTTTGAGCTGTATCACGAGAATAATTGAGCGATAAAATGATATCTTCCATCATCTTTTCGTAGATATTACCAAACTCTTGCAGTTGGATAAGTTTTTTGCTCATCTCAGCCATAAAGTCTATGGTTTCTACCTGACCGCCTACCGCCCCATTCATCATTTCTCGCCCCAGCTCGACCAGGATTCTTCTTTTATATAACTCTATAATTAACTCTATATGGGTGTTTAGGTGAGCAGTTGTTACCACATCTTTAGTTAACTCAGAAAGATAGTAAGCATTTACTTGATCCGTTAGTTTATTATCTACTAATCTTTGGAATACAGTAGTTAAGTCTATCTGAATGTTCTTATCATACATCTCTTTAATGACTCTAAACACCGTTTGATGTTTATAGTCGTAAAATATATCCTCTTTTAAGTAGTTGATAACCAATGACAAAGACTTTTTGTCTATCAGTAGCGAACCTAAGATATTCCTTTCTACTTCTATATTTTTAGGTAAGTCTATTACTTGTATCATAGTGCTTCTATTTCTTGTTTAACTTCTTTCCAAAATAATAATTCATTTGAATCCGTATAAGAATAATATCCTGTTTCAGGGTTATATATTGCTCTATGTTGATGGTCAATATTATAAATCTGCACAATCAATTCATTTACTGTTATCAATGCACATTGTTTGGCTTTAAATTCATAATCGCATTCTCTACAACTAAATGCCATAGATTCAACTAATTGAAATGCTTTTTCTTTTGGTGTCATTTTAGTTTAATTTTTGTGTTTGTAGTATCTGTGTTATACTTTGATGAGTTCCTTTTCCATGTTCTTACTGCTGCTTTCCAATCCTTCATAGGATTTTTACTTACTAACCAACCTCTAGCTTCATTAAAATCACAAAAATATTCTCCATCCAAATTGAAATTTATTTCTTTAGCATAATCGGTTACTTCTTTAGCAGTAGGTTTAATAAATTTTTTTTCTTTATATATCTTATTAGTATTATTAATAGATGTATTATTAATCAATGTATTATTATCCTTCGCCTTTTCCGAATACCCCTCTTCGGTATTCCGAATACCCCCATCGATTTTCCGAATAGGTATAGTAGGTGTTAAAATCCTTTGTTTTACTTGTTTTCCTTCGTACAAAAGAAAGGTGGTTATATAACCCTTACTAACCAAAGAAGCTATCATTTCACTTACCCTTGAATTGCTTAAATTAAAAAACTCACCGAAATATCCATTGGAAGCAAAGCATCCTTTTTCTGCATCTAAACTATCTATCTCAACTAATAACAGCTTTTCCATCCAAGTAAGGTTATGATCTAACCATACATCCTTAGGAATCCATACACCTTTAAAATCTCTATTCATACGTTTAGTTTTATACCCATTGACTAGCCATTGCTTTAGCTATTCCTGGAAATGTTTTACTTCTTAATGTTCTTCTTTGTTCTTTATTCAATCCATGTTGCATAAAAGCATCAGCATACCATTGAGGTTGTCTTTTTTCTTTGCCTGTTTTTTTATCAATCCACGTAAAAAATTCGCCTTTTGAAACAATGTTTGTTGGTTTTAATAAAGGTAAATTTTTAAGCCAAAGACAAGTTGATTTACTTGCAGAATCGCCAAACCAATATGGTTGTATTATTTGATCTGGTTTTCTAATTTTACTACTAATTACACTTATAGGGTTTTCAATAGCTATTTTAAAAATATCTACGTTCATTAATTTTCGTACAAAATCTAAAGCTTCCATTTGATTATCGTATCTTTCTTTATTAATCGAACCATCCTTATTATAAAGCCATCTAGCACCACTAACCGATAAATATGTACATGGTGGATGTGCTATCATTAAATCGTACCCCCCCCCAACAACATTAAAAACATCATCTTGAATATGCCATTCAGGGTGTCCACCACTACATGGTAAAATATCACAACTAAATGCCTCGTGTCCTAATAATCTAAATTCTTTTGCTACAGTTTGGCTTTCTTCACAAGCTACTAATACTTTCATAAAATAAAAAAAGCCCATCGGATTTGCTGGTAGTTGCAGTACCAACGCCTCCTAGGGCAAAAAGTTCTAAATGAGTCTGCAACACTCACAACAAATATACTAAACTTCCTTAGCAATCCTAAAAACCACCTTTCTATTTTCTACCATAAATCTCTTACGAGCCATAGGGTTAAGTGATTCTCTGATTACTTGAGCTGCTATCTTAGTCTTGCGACTAGCTAAAGCTGCTGATTTAAAAATAACCTCTTCTCTCGTGTCAGTATAAACCATTCTAATGGCTACTGAGTTCTCTAATCCTTTTATCTCACCTGGCATCTTCTTTTGGTTTATAGTGGTTTTTTAGTCCTTTAATAAATGATTGATTGGTTTCGTGGAACTCCCTTTTAGAAAAATAATCCTCATCTATCTCCCCACCATCCATTGAATTGGGGTAGATGAGTATGTCATCATCGTAAAAGTTACGGACTCTACCTGTCTTGTAACATACCACTTTCCAAATGGTGTTTGTATCAGTTCCGTAATCAATCCATGCGATGCATTTTCCATATCCTAAAGGGGTTAAAACATCAATCGTGTTCTTTAGTTGATGTATCATTATTTATCTTGATTTATTTCATACATATATCTTGCTGTTTCTTCATCAGGTAATAAATTGCAAAATAATGTTACCTCGCAGGTTGGTACTGCATTGTGTTCATCAGTTACAACAGTTTTAATCGTTCCATATAGCTTTTCGCCACTAGGAGTAACAATCATGTGTTGATGGTTTATAT